GAAGATCCCCTTGGCCTTGATTACCCGGCACATCTTCTCGGTGGCCCGATGGGCCCGGCCCCAGGTATCCGGGCTGCTCCCCTTGGCTTGCTGGGGAACCTCGTTACGCTTCGCCTGCCAGTCAGCCAGCCAGGCGGCCCCCGCGTCTTGCCGGTAGACTTCCTCAAAACCCGGCTCCACTTCCTGGCCGGTCCTGGCCCCCCGCAGCCGGCGCTGGCGCTCAATAAAGCCTTTCATGCCATTCAACGCCACATAGAACTGGAACTTGCCCTCCCGGAACCGGGGATGCCCGGCCATTTCCAGCAGCATCACCACCCCCTCCTGGACCACTTCTTTGGCGTCCAGGTACCAGGGGAGCTTGTCCTTAAATTTCCGGTGGTAGACACACCAGGCCATCCCGTAGGCAGCCTCGGGGTCAAGAGGGCCGGGGCAGATGGACCGCTCCAAATACCCCACAATGTAATAACCCCTTTTCATGGTCGCCTTAGCAGTCAAATAACTGCAATCGAACCGGGCCATGATTGCCTTGATGTCGGTCATGCCAGGGGGGACCGGAATAATCTCCCGCTCCCGGCCCTTACCCTTGTTGCCGTAAGCTCCAACCAGCTTTTTCATGATGCCGCGCCTCCCAAAAGGATTGGTTTTTAACCTGGGGGCGAAAGCGCGGCAAAAAAGGGGCAGGGGCTCGGTTTCCCAAGCCCCTGGCACTTCTACTGCTCGACCTCCATGGTCTCAATGCTGCTGTCCATATCCACGAAGGATCCGCCCAGCCAGCCGTAGGACTTGCTCAGGGCGCCCTCGATGTGGGCTGCCCAGTAGCGCCTGGCCCGCTCATATTCCCCGGGGGCCGCTTCCTGGATGATCTCCTTTGCCTCATGCACCAGGGTGCCAATTTCTTCCTGGATTTCCCGCAGCCGGTCGATCGCCTCTTGTTTAGTCATCGCCCTCTTCCTCCTTAATCCCGGCCAGGTCCGCCAGGTGATTTACCATGTCGCCCAGCTCATCATGGGCTCGCCTGAATTGGAGAGCCCATCCCCGGGCAGACTCAATTTCAACGCCGTTAAGAATCTCAAAGGCCCGGTCGTCAATCAGGTCCAGGGCCTTGCGAATCATTTCCAGGTGCTCCCGATTTTCTTCTTTATCCATGGCCTTGCCTCCAAAAAGGGTTTTTATAAAAGGGCGCCCCTGGTCCCGAAAAACCGGGGGCATGGTTTACTCCACTGCCGATTCTTTCAACATCTCCTCCACCACCTCGGGGGCATAGAAAACCTCAACCATCACCCAGGCCGTCTCGGTTCCACCCATGGGCTTGGTCACCAGGATTCGGTCAACCCCGTGACTGTCGGTGAAGGCCTGGTACTCGTTGCCGCCCAGGTCCTTAATAACGATTTTCATGTTCTCCACCTCCATTGGTTTCAGTAAGACGCTCAAGGAGGGGCACAAACCGCGTCGCTTGCGCCCCCGATCAGAGCCTTACCGCTTGGGACTTCAGGGCGTCCCGCCCAGGGTTCAGATTCCGGCCTAACCCAAAAGGCCCACAAGTTGTCGGTTTCACGTCGCCCTTCCCGGTCGCTATTTCCGTGCGCTTTCGCTTGCCTGCCGCCGCTCGCCTTCCTTCCGGCCCTCCCGTCACGCGCACCACGGGCCGGCTGGCTTTGCCTCAGTTCGCTTTGGCTGACTACCGGTTTCGCCCTCGTTCCCGGTTCTTAGCTTCGCCCTGGAAAAGGGGCCAGGACCCCAGGATTCGTCTCAGTCAATCCAAAAACCTGCAAGCTGTTAGGTTCATCGCCAAGTCGCTTGGTTACTGGTCACTTTCGGTGGTGCCGCCTACCCGCCTTTGCCAGATTCGATCTGGGAGCCGGGGGAGCCTCGGAGGGGCTGGCCCTTCCTGCGCTCATTTGCAATTTCGCTTTTCCCGTGGATTGCCAGGCTTGCTATCGCCTCTCTGATTGGGCTTTAGGTCCGGTTCGTGTGCTGGGTTTTTTCCCTGGCCGTCCGTGCCCCATGGCCACCTTGCCCTGTTTTGGTTTGGCTGTTGAGCCGTTTTTTTATGCTATAGGCTGGCCTCCTTTGGTTTGGGATAGTTTGGTTTGTTGGTAATAAGTAATGCACTCAATATGCCTAAGTAGCCGTTTTCACTCGCATTAGTCATTTTTTATCGGGGCGTTAGCTTAATAATATTGATAAGTTACGCATATCGTTATTATTTTGTTATTTACCTTGTTGCTTTTTATGCCAGTAATACAATAAATTATACTCGCCACAACTACCTAACAACTCTACGCTTTTTCGCAGCTTTATTTGTAATGCGTAGTTAAAGTTACACGGTACAATTTACTTGACCTCTAATGGTGTCAAAATACAATTATTTATACTGAACAACAATCGACCAATTCAGCATCTATACTTTGAAAAAAGGCAAAGCTACACCGCCGTCCCAACGTTATTGGGATATATAAGGTTATTATTTAGGGGAAATCAGTAACGCTATTTAAGGCTCAAACAACGTGAACGTCGATTGAAAATTCCCGATAGATCAAACCCTCCCGGCTGGGCACGTAACAGAGCATTTCCGATTCCCAGGTTTCCCGGGAGACCCGGCGCTTATGGCCGATGGCGTCGTCTATCCGGTAGAACCCGGAAGCCTTTTTGGCTCTGCCGCCGCAGTCTTCCCACAGGCCGCAGGTGGCGCAGTCCCGGTCCACGCATTTCTCTAAAACGTCCAGGACGCACCATTTGAAGATCCGGTAGCCGCTCTCCGCCGCCCCTTCGATAACCTGGTTCATCAGGCCGTAAGACTTGTGCATGGTGCTGTAAATGTGAGTGCTGGCCTCGATGCCGCCGGAGGAGAGCGGAATCAGCAGGGCCGCCTCGTAAATCTTGTCGTCGAACTCGTCAATCTCATCCAGCCGCAGCTTCTGGGGGTGGGGGCCGCGCACCGACTTGGTGGAGGCCGTGAGAATCTGGATGCTGGAGCCGTTGATCAGCTCGGTGTAGGTCTTCAGGGCCTCGCCTCTGGCCAGATGCCAGAAGGGTTCCGAGTTGAATTTCTTGATGTGGTTATACATCCGGAGACTCTGCTCCCCGGAGCCGCCCAGGACCTTGGTTTCGCAGCCGGCCTTGAAGACCGACTCCAGCCAGGTCACCAGGGCCCCGGCCATGGTCTTGCCGCCACCCCGGTTGGCCCAGCACACGCAGTTCATGGAGTCTTCGAACCAGGACGCGGTGATATATTCCGCCAGGCAGTTGTGATCGGGGCAGACCCGCTGGCGGGGGATTTTGATGTCCCAAAAAACCTCGCAGAACCTGAGCAGCTCCTCGGGCGACCGGAACCCCTTGCCCCGATGATGCTCTACTCTCTGGGCCATCAAGCGTGCCTGCTGCTCGTTCATAACCCTGGCCGCCCTGGCGTAACGTTGTTGCGCGGTTGTGCGAACATTCGCACGTTAGCAACCAGTGTGCCAAAGCATCTCCTGAGGCCCACTACCCCCGGAAAAGCATCCCCGGCCTACACCCCACCTAAGGGGAAAATACAGGCATTTCAGGGGGCAATGTAATGAATAAGGTGAGGTCGTGTTCGTGGAAATACGGGGACCTACGCACCCCGGCAAACGTAGAATTGATAAGGGTTTACTCATTTTTGCCGATATTCTAAAAAACGGTGGGACGTAGGTGGCACCTATGTGGGGGATACCATCCCTATACCCCTCAAAGTGGTGGTCAAGTGGGGAATATCCGTTTTTGTAAAATAGGAAAAATTTCATGATCCGAAGATTTTTATGCCTTTCGCCCTGGCTTTCAGAATGATGGAGTCAAATTCCTGGGTAAATTCCTCGTCTTCGAAGGGGTTGAAATCCTCCAGGATGAATTTCTTCGGCATCTCCCGCACCAGCCCGGTGGTCTGGAGCAAGGTCATGAGCTTGGTGTGAAACTCGGCCACCAGGCGGAGGGCGCCCACCTTGTTGCTCTCAGTGATAAACTTCTGGTAGTCGCGCATGGCCAGCCACTGGCACTTCAAGAGAAGCGTCAACTGCTCTCCGATGGTTTCCTGCTGGTCAACCTGCATGGCCATATCCTGGTAGAGCTTGCGGCCATCCTGTAAGTCAAACTCCACCATGCGCGGGGAAATCCCGAATCTCTGCGCTATCTCTGACTTTTTGAGCCCTGACAGGAAGAGGTCCTGGATCTGTTTGATCCGGGTCAGGCGACGCACGCTGATGTCCTTAACCTTCTTTTTGGGAGGCTCCCCCCCTGGGGGGACCAGCGAAAGTGCCATTTCGTATTCTCCTATGTTCCCAGCCAGCCGCAGAAGAAATAGCGCAAGGCGTCCAGGGCGTGGTGTTCGCCTTTGCCCGGCTCATGTTCCCGGTAATTTTTCAGTTCCCGGATCAGGTTCTTGCAGCGGTGGTGAATGATCAGACAGGGGGCGCCGTCATACCGGCGCTCCAGCCATTGCCGCACCAGCTCCTGGCCCACCGTGACCGGGAGCCGGGGCCCCTTGACCTCGATACCCAGGACCTCACTGAGGAGCACCAACCGTTCCGGGTTGGCCGGGTCGCCGTAGCCCAGCCAGAGAGGCGGGTGGCCCATCTCCTGGTGCTGCTTGGCGATGGCCTTAGCGTTCTCCGGGGTGGTCCGGAACCGCTCGTAATATTCATCCAGCACCATCACCCGCTCGCCCTTCTCCACCGGCATGATCCAGAGACAGGCAAAAGGGTTGGTGTAGCCCGGGTCAACCGAGATATAAAGCCCCAGGGCGGGATCGTAGTCAAAGGCCATTACTTCAAGTCTCCCGGCTTGATGCCGAAGTCGGCCATGAGCTTGCCGGCCGCCTCTTTCTTGAGCAGGCTTTCGGCCACATGGTTCAAGGTGCCGTCCGGCAGGATGATGCCGTTGCCCCGGAGTACCTGGTAACCCTCCATGACCTCGACCGGGGAGACCTGGGCCAGAACCTCCCAATGGTCGAAATCCACCGTGACCCCCTGCCAGAAATCCTCCAGGGTTAGTTCTGATTTGTTAGAAACGGCGATTCCACCCGACCGCCTGGTTTTGGGCCAGGCCGCCGCCAGGCGCTTCAGGACGGCGCTCTGAGAGAGCAAGGCGGCGCCTTCAAAGTTCTCCGCGGCCCGGTGGATCAGGAGGGGGTCTTTCGGGGTCATCGGATCTTTCCCAAAATTTTATTGGCCAGCCAACGCCAGCCATCCCAAGATGGCAAGACCATCTTCCCCCACCTGGTTTCGTGCTTAATGCTGAAAAGCCCGAGGGTCAAAATCCAGCCCAAAATTAAAGCCGGGGCAAAATAGTCAGAGATATCAACGCTATAAACCAAGTAGTCTCCTTTTCTGGTCATTGCGTCACCACCTTGATCTGACATTTCTTTACCCCAAAAACTCGGCATGCCTTCAAGCCGGGAAAATATAGGTCCACTCGATATCCTTTCCATTGCGGCGGCATAAGATCAGCGAAGATGAACCGGCCCACGCCCGCCACTTCGATGATTGCGCCAAAACGATAATCGTATTTTCTGGGTCCCCGGTAGAGGCCCAGATCCTTCGCCAGTTTCCGGGAAAGAGCTATGCAACCGCCTTTCTGGTGCACCTCGGCGGTAGTCAGCCCCGATGTTGTGTGGCCCTTCAGGCAGTAGGCGGTAATAGTAGCCATCGCTTCCTGCCGGGGTTGGCAAATGCCGGAAACTGGGTAGATGGTCCATAGTAAACTCAGCCCGACGGCCGATGCCTTGAGGATGCCCCTCACTCAGGCCGTCTGATCGTAGCCAACCCCCTGAAGTTGTTCGTGGTCATGGTCAATTACCTCCATTTTCATCATCTGCTCCAGGCCGACCTGGGCCAACTCCAGGAGTTTCAGGAAAGCCGCGGCGCTGTTCTTGATCACGCACTTCTTCTTGATCTTGACCACCAGGTCGAAGAAGGCGTCATAGGTGTCCAGGTTCGCCAGGTACACCACGTCGGCGGAGAAGGCCAACGCCGTTTCCTTGAGCAGCTCATCCAGGCTTTCAATCTCCTCGGGGAGAAACATGAAGTTGGTCATCTTATATTTGAGCCGCTGCTCGGAGATAGCCGAGAACTGGATGCCCTGCAGGGCCTTCACGGTGTCGGAGTCCAGCCCGGCGTACACCTTGGCCTGGACGTCGGTGATGGCCTCCCACAACTCTTTCAGGATCACCAGGTCGTCCTGGCCCACGATGGCGTTGTGGGATAGTTGGATAGCCAGGCGCGCATCGGCATCTTTCTCGTCGCCCACCACCATCACCAGGACCTGCTCCACCCTGGCCTGGCGGGCCGCCATGACCCGGTGGTTGCCGGAGAGCACCCGGAGCTTGCCGTCTTTTTCCCGGTAGCAGAGGGGCAGGGAAGAGAGGTTGCCGTCCTGCTTGACGTTCTCCACCAGGGCCTGGAACTGCTCCGCCTTCATGTAGCGGGCGTTCTTCTCCAGGAGCTTAAGGTCGCCTGGGGCCGCCAACTCCAAGCGGTAAGGAAAGAGTCCGCCAAACCGCTCGTTCAGCAGGTTCAGGACTTCTCGAATTTCTTCAGCCATAGGGGGACGACCTCGCT